ATGTTGGAAGAGTTACGCCTGTTGTTCCAGTCGAGGTGAAAGTTATTGCATTAGCTCCAGATGTAACAAGGTTGCCACCAAGAGTAATGGTACTAGCTCCATTATTTACTCCGGTTCCACCATAAGTTGAACCGATTACTGTACCATTCCAGGTACCAGTTGCAATTGTTCCAACTGAAGTAAGGCTTGAGGCAGTTACTCCTGAGCCAAGAGTTGAGCCAGAGAGTACAGAAGTTCCCGCAATCAACAATGACTTGCCTGTCAGAAGATTAAGATTTTCTGAAGAAGTCCATGCGTCAGTTGCATCAACCCAGTTAAAAGTCTTGTCTGTATCACCCTTAAGAGTGATTCCACCACCATCAGCACCTGCGTCTGTCGGAGAGGCGCTTGAGCCAAGTTCAATGTTCTTATCGTCAATAGTTATAGTAGTTGAATTGATTGTAGTTGTTGTGCCGTTAACTGTTAGATCGCCCGAAAGGACAAGGGAGGTGCCAGTGGCAGCACCAATGTTTGGAGTTACAAGTGTTGGCGTATTAGCAAATACTAGAGCACCAGTACCAGTTTCGTCAGATATAATTCCAGCAAGTTCTGATGATGAAGTCGCTGCAAAAGCTGAAAGCTTATCTGCAGTAAGAGCTACTGTACCAGTTGCGTCTGGCAGAGTGATAGTGCGGTCTGCAGTTGGATCTGTGACTGCAAGAGTTGTTTCAAAGTCATTTGCAGTTGCACCTTCAAAAACCATGCTTCCACTATTAAGTGTAAGTCCTGCAAATGTTACGCTTGCAGAGGTTGCTACATCTTGACCAATGGACAGTGAGTGAGTTGTCCCCTCACCTGTTGTTGCTGCAGAAGAAGTAACACCAGTTCCACCAGTTATTGTTGCTACATAGTTTCCTGAAGTATTAGTTCCAAGCGCAATTTCTATAGTTGTAGAACTTGCTGCGATTAAACGACCCTGGGCGTCAACCGTGAAGCTACCGACTGAGGCAGCACCGCCGTATGAACCAGCAGTAACTGTTGTATTGTCAAGATTTAGTGTTATGGTATTTGTAGATGATGCTATTGATGAAAGCCCAGTTCCACCTGATATGGTTACAGTCTCCGCGTCGTCAATTGTCTGCGATGTTCCAGAATCACCTGCTAAAGTAAAGTTATATGTAGCAGCTACGACAGCTGCATCCACATATCCTGTTGTTGCAACTTTAGTGCTATTGTCCCCGGCTGTTTGTGTTGTTGCAGTTGCAGAAGATCCTAAGGCTACTGTTCCAGAAAATGTTTTATTTCCAGTAATAGTTTGAGTCCCAGTGAGGTCGACATATGCGCCTTTACCACCGATTGCTTCAACGGTAGTCGCAATTCCACCAACTCCACCAGTTCCCTTACCATAATAAAGGGTATCATCTACTTCATTATATGCGAGTTCTGCATTTTCCAGACTGCTTGGTGCACCAGAAGCTCCTGATGCCCTTCTTTTAATTCTGATTGTATTAGCCATTGTTAAAAGTTTCCTCCATCAACAAGATTTTCTTCATTATAATTAACCCAAACTGAGCCATTGTAACGTAAAACATCACCAGGATTAACTGTTGATATAGTAACATCGGTTAAACCATTTAAAACGGATTGTGTAGTAATTGCAGTTTCTGCAGATATTATTCTATCTTTAACTGTTAAATGACTGCCCGCTGGATTTAATCCGATAACCGTCTGCATGGCCTCAATGGCGTCATTTGCATTAGCGTGCTGTTGATGGTGAGGTACCGTTACTGAATTAAGCGCATCAGATGATGTAGGATTGATCAATACGTCCAATGCTGCGGGATACTGGGTGGTCATAAAAATCCTTTATAAACTAAATATTTTATATTGTTCGTTACTCCAATTAATTGTGATGGAGATAGGACTAGCACTAGAAGATACTGGAAGTCCAGTAGCTGTATCTATGTAGGCTAAAAGTCTTGATGTAGATCTAACTCCAGTATCTTTATATAAAACTAGATAGGCAAAACCGCTAGTCCCGTAATCTTCTATTGTAATATTATCAGCATCAAAGACACCAGATGCTGTTGTTTTTCCGCTTAATAAACTAGTAGTTGCTGCGACTGAATCTTCACTAATGCTTGATAAGAATTCATGTGTACTTAAATTTACTGTATAAGTATTTTTTACTAATGCAATTTTTAAGTTATTGTCAGTCAGGTCAAATAAACCCTCTAGTAGGCCTTCTTTCCCTTTTGCATATAGTGCATTTGCCATTATATGCCAACTTCCGAAGAGACAATAACTCTATATTTATAGCCTTTTTCGAAATAAGTTTTATCATCAATATAGAAAACGGGTGTAGCGTCTGTAGATGGGAAATCTACATATACATCTGGTTTCCATGAGTGCATTGATATATTTGTATCTACATTTTCCCATCTTGATGGAGTCTTTTGTATCTTTTTGCGCTGCGCTTTAAAGTATTTAGAGATCAAAAAGTTTGAAGCTGGTCGAGAACTAAATGTAATTGTTACCCTACCATTATTCTCATCATTTGCTAGATAAAAATCTCCAGCCGTTGGATTAGTTGATATTATATAAAAATCTGGGTTTTTTGCTAATATTTGATATCCAGTTTCAATATCTGCTCTAACAGACTTATCTTCTATTAAAACTTCATTAAGAACTGTAGCTTTACTGTCAGTAAGAATCGAAGGTGTCGCTGCGCTAGTCTGGCTTGTAAAGGTTATTTTTTCTTCTGGAATTATAAAACCTGAAGAGTCTAATAAATTTGTTATTTTAAGAACATAATCTGTGTTTGGCTGTAATACTATATCCCAATATAAAGTTAAAGTTCTACTAATCTGATTATAGTCAGTTATTGTATTTATTACCTTAAATGGAGAAACTAGTTGAACTGGTGTTGCGGTATCTGTATTTACAGTAAAATTGGCATCTACTATCGAAGATATCTTAATAGTTCTTCCAAACTTAATGTTAACTGTATTTACTGTTACAGTTGCATTATCAATCAAATATAGTGCCACTTTACACACTCCATAATACGCATCTATTTTAATAGTAACAAATTAATGCAATTAATAGCATAGGGGACGGTAGATTTATTCCACCGTCCCCTAGCTTTAGGGCTAATTCGTAACTATAGCAACCCTAAGGTTTATCAGCTCAAAGCTACGTCGTTTGTAACCTGAACTTCGTAGTTGCGGCTGAGTCTTACGTTCTTAGCAACAGTGATACCTTCACCATCACCTAACATTACGATATCATACCGCTCCTTCATTTTAAGTGAGCGAATGTCACGACTTGGATCATCAAACTGATCTGTACTCATATCATCCTTCACTAGAAGTGAGCCGACCTCATTGCGATCAATGAGGAAGAGGTCTGACTTAGCAGCTGTTGCGCCACTCTTAGCAGTAAAGCTAACGAATGGTGAAACAAGCACATTGAGACCCATGGGTGCTGTTGCATTTAGAGCGCCTTCGGCTGACTGAGGACGATATCCCCAGCTACTTCCAACACCTGAAGCTGCACCACCGGCGTGGAAAATAGCGTCCTTAAGGAACACTGACCACATCAAGGGGTGTAGGATAAAGTCTGTTGGAATATGGTTTTCAGCCATAAGAACAGCAGCCATGTCAATGATGTCATCCCATGTCACGGTCTTGTTGGCTGTGCCATCAATGTCGCGACCTGTGGTGTCATCGTATGAACCGCTATCGTTATCAAATACGATAGTAGCTGCGTCTTTGAATCGGCTAAGTGCAATTTGCTCTTTCAAACGAGCCATGGCACGCCCAGCTGCACGAACATGTAGGCCAACAATGTCCCAAAGTGAATCGGCAATTACCTCTTCTGTAAAGGCGAGCTTAACGCCCTTCTTTGAAACTTTGCCCTCTACCTGCTTTGCAAATGCGAGTGCTTGCTCTGGATACTCTTGTCCTTCTGGGATCTCTGCTGCTTGGATTGCATTGACTGCTGGGAACTCCAAAGAGCGCCCCTTGCCGAGGCGAACTGTAGAGAGAAGCGGCGTAACCAGCAATTGTGGCTCCGCAGCCTCACGCAGAGTGCGAGAGAGAACCTTGGGGAAAAGGGCAGCTGCATCAGAAGATGCAAATGCTTCCTTAATGGTTACTCTATTATCTGCGTCTATATACCCGTCCTCAGTCAGTGCAGCCTCCCAAGCTGGGAGACCCGAGAGGAGCTCTTGGATTGTCTTACTCATCTTAGGATTATTCCTCCTGTGCTATTGTTTTCTATTTATCAGAGTGTCAAATTAACGCGGAATGCGCCAATGACATTATTTACGTCCAGGTTCGCCCGAATGCCAAGCTTACCGCTAAAAGTACCGGCACGAGTAAGCTCGTAAACAGTCTTTAAAGCGCCTGGATCTGATGGAAGCTGCATGTAGCTAAGGAGGCCGTCATCAAAGTTTGTAGCAAACTTCTCTACTTCGACAACCTTACCAACTTGCAAGTATGCGTAGGCAGCTGAGCTATCATAGAAGTCAGTTGCTGCAGCCAATACTGGGCGTCCCATAACATCGGAGCGAACGACGGAACCAACTGTTACGTCATTGTTCAATCCGCTAACCATGGGATACTCTACGTAACCATGCGTAATAAAGCCAGCACCCTGAGATGTGCCCTTATCGAATGGTCTGTAAAGATCATACTGTGCGCAACCAATTGGAATTGAGCGAGCAGGGACTGAAACTGTGTCAGTAGCTCCTGAGCTATAGTTTGGTGTTGCACCGTCTAGCGGATCCCAAGTTGTGGGCATTGAATCGCCCCAGGACTTGCTTGAGCTAGTTCCGTTAGCGGGAACTACTCTTGCGTCGCCATTGGAATCAGCTACGACTGAAAGAATGGTACCCTTAGGAATGACAATCTCAAAGCGATCATCTTCACTATCTAAATACCAAGTTGGAAGACCTGGATGTGGAAGCAAGTAGGCTGCGGGAGCAACTCCCTCAGAAACTACAAACCTTCCAGCACCAGTCTTACTATGTACCTTGCGGAATTTTGCTAAACTCATTGTTTATTCTCCTTAACTTATCAGAGTTTACGTCTACCCATTAGGGCATCAACTAAAACTTGCTCGAAAGAATCGGCAACTGGTGCAGTTTGTTCAACTACATCCTCTTTGCCAACTGTTAATACATTTTCTTCAGCTTCTGTAACTTCAGCTTCTGAGGTAACCTGTGGCATACCTATAAAGTTTGAAATTCTTTTAGCTAATTTCACCGGTGTTTTAGCTAGATCTCTAAGAGTATCTGCCAATGATGAAGCTGTTCTAGCTACGTGGTCAGCAATTAGCTTTTCACGGTCCTCAACTTGCTCATAGCCAAGTGCAATCTTTGTATCAACAACTCTTTCAACAAGAGTCATGTGCAATGCGCCCTTTAGGCGTGCATTTTCTTCTTCAAGAAGTTTTACCTTACCTTGTAGTTCTTCAGTAACATGCTCAATGCCAGCGTTTTCCGCACTGAGATCATTGGACTGATTCACTTCTTCTTGAACTTCATCATCGCTTTCGGATGATGCCTCTTCTGGCTTTTCAGCATTTTCGGAATCTACGTTATGTACTTCCGCCTCTTCTGAATCGTCAGATGAGTTCTCTTCAGCCTTATCTTCACTGACAGTTTCTTCTTCAGAAACGATAACCTCTTGACTATCTCCTTCGGAAGGAGTGTCAACAGTTTCTTGTGAAGTGGCTTCTTCAGAATCTTCTTTATTTGTAGCGGCTGCTATATTTGACAAATCCTCGCTCAAGCCAGCAGCTACAGCTAGGATATCTTCATCCTTAGTAACTTCATCCATGCTATGGGTCTCCTCAGAATCTATTATTTTTGAATCTTCATTACATAGTAATGATTTTGTATTATTATTATCATTTTCACTTTCATGTAGAGCTAAAGCCGTCAAGAAAGCGCCCTTTAAGTGTAGGTAAATAGGTTTGGATTCTTTCTTTTTCATTTCTTTCAGAATTGATTTATTTTCAGTAATTGAAAATATATCTTCATTATCCATACTTAAAACAAACGCAGAACTTTTAGCGACCCAATTATCAGAATTACTTACTTCAGCAGAACCAGAACCAACCTTAGTCGTACGAACTCCAGATTTTTGATCTGCTGGTTGGTTTACGAAAGAATATTCTTTAAAGGAGATGTCTTGCATATCGATATATGCTAATTTGCCTTTGTAAACTTGACCCCGTTTAAACTTTGCAGGCTGTGGTCTTCCGGATGCATCTTCGCGAGCTAGATCATTTCCTGTTATTGAACAGACCGCTTTGCCAGCTCTACCACCAACAGATCCTGTTAGATATCTTTTATCTAAAACTTTTTGTGCAGCGACTGGATCTGTTATTGCGATTTGCAAACGTACATACATCGATCCATCATTTTCCTTATCCATCTTTGCAGCGATAACACGACCCATTGGCTCAGTGTTCATGTCATGATTTAATATAATTGGCTTTGGATATGGCTCAACCCAAGACTGCAGCGCCTTCTCTAACTCTTCAGCTGAATAGTTGTTGTAATTAGAAGTTAATCCCTCATGTATTGCTGCCACTTCAATGATCAGACCATGTTTGGAATTAAAGGATTCAGAAAAATTTAAGTCCATTTTACTGAAATCGGGCATTTGGATTGTAAAGTTTTCTACAAAATCAAAAGACATTTTGTTTTCCTTTATAAAGTAATTCTCTTTTAATAGTAAGTTTATTTTTATGACATTGAACAAATTTATATGAATTTATCAAACCTTAAATAGTTTTATACTAATTCATACTCCTTTAATCTATTGTCTCCATTTTTTAAAAAATCTGAATACATAATTGGCGACATTATATGAGGGGCATACAGGTATGAGGCGGAAAATAAATTATAATTTTTCTGCTTACAATTTAATGACCAACCAACATCTTCGCCCTGTTCATGAATATTATATCTCACATTTTTATAAACATTTTTACTCATCATTTTTGCTGCCATAATAATATCAGATTGAAAGTACGTACCGAGTGGGTAATGTTCTTTTCTATAAGCTTTTCCTGGCACATCGTCTCTCCAAGTCATAACGCTTGGAAACTGTTTGCCCATTGGTGTCATAAACATTAATGGACTAACAGCATCGGCGCCTTGTTTTATGTGCGCTATTAATAATTCTAATGTGTTGGGATTTTCTATTAAAATATCAGAGTCTAAACTGAAATAATATTCTGGTTCTATTTCTGTAACTCTATCCAAAATATGATTTCTAAGTTTTGACATATTTTCATATTTTGAAATTGTCCACTGTCGTCCATTATTTTGATGTTCAAAATGAGGAGTATCATCTCTAATAACTATCTCAAAATGAGCTATACTTTTATCATATTTTCTCCAAGTATCTAAAATACTTAGTGTTTTATCATCACTTGATGAAGTTTCAAAGATAAAGCCAATCTCTTCAGTCGAAACTGATTGACTCTTAACACATTTAATCCAGTGATTCAATATCCAATCTCTTTTATAGATTGGACAACCAATAATTAATTTCATACCTTTACTTTATCTTCAGTCTTTTCTTTGGTTACTTTTATTTCCTGCTTAGTCTCCAAATCTATATCAACTTGTTCTTTAGAAACTGTCAAAGTGGGTTCAACTTTAACTGGAGAAAGTTCTTCTATTCTACATTCTAACTCTTCTATTTTTTCAACTAAAGTATTGACAATGTCAACTAAAACTTGTAAAGATAGTCTTGTCTGACCATTTGCTACGGTCATATTAAATGCTTCTACTGCATCATCTGTTCTAGCATAAGACTTTAGGGCCTCAGTGGTAATTTCAATATCAAAAGACATTATTTATCGCTTTCCTTCTTTTCATCAATGTAGACTATATTATAGTCCTTTTCTAAAAGATTTTCAATTACAGATAGAGATTCTAGATCTGATCTTCTAATATTTGGAGAATTATTTCTCCCCTGCTGATTTGCTGGACGTGTTGCATTACCAACCCCACGTCTATTACTTTTTAGATTTCTTTGTCCTTGTGCGGCAGGTGCTTGCTTATCACCATCTTTTACAACATCTTTCATTTGAGATTTAGCTACTATATCTGCTTGATTTTTTGCTATATCCATTTGGACATCAGCCTGTATGCTAGCAAAGAAGTCGTCAATTTCATATTCTGGATCTATACCCAATTCAATTCTAGCCTCAGTAAGTCCAATTATATTATTTACATATTTTTGAATTATATGAGTTTCTTTTTTAACTTGAGTATCGACGTCTATCTCGTTAAATTTAAAATAACATCTATCAGATATTCCATCTTCCATTGGATTAGTTATTGGGTCGAAACCACCCTCAAGCAATAATTCGTTGAATATATTAACTCTTACCATTTCTGCAAAGAGTTTTTGATACTGCTTTATCTTATCGTATAAGGCTGTATCTAAACGATCTGTAACAGATCTATTGCCGCCGTTCATCATCATTCCTAAATGATGTGGGGCTACACCTAAACCAACTGCAACTCTCTCTTTAAAGTGCTCCAAGTACTTTGACGCATCTAGTCCCGCATTACCGGAATTAACAACGTCAATATCATGTCTATGCGGAATTATTAGGCCACCTTCTGCTCGCATATTTTCTATCTCACTAGCAGCTTTATCAATTTCATCTGGTTCAGCTGGTTGTTCTGGTGTACCAATTTTATATTTATACAATGGAAATAATTCTCTATGAACAAGATTTTGAATATCTTCTTCCATTTGTCGTAAAGCTATAATATCATCAAGTACTGAGCTTAAAAATGGTGTACCAAAAGCTCGACCAGTTTTTCTATCAATGTGCATGTGCACTACTCTGTCAGCTGTCCAAACTGGATCTCTTTCAGTTGGTGAATAGGTTAGCGGATCTGTTGCTTGCTGATAAGACTTTGGCCTATTAAACTTGTCTCTTAAAATTCTAACTTGTTCAGTTGGAATTAAATAATATCCAACAACAGGCTGACCACCATTCATTGAGTTTAATGTTCGTGGAAAATAGTCAGAAATATCACCCCTAGCCTTAACTATGAAGGCATTTGCGTATTTAAATAGCTGGTCTGATATTTCAGTTAAGAAATCTAAAAATGGCCTTTTCATTGCCATTTCCATAAAATCTATTCTTTCATAGAGATATGCTACAGCCTCTGGATTCTCTCCAGCAATTTTCCAGCCCTCTTTCCAAAAGAGTTCCTTGTATTTAAATAAAGCTTGTTTAACATAGGAGTCGGTATCGGATGCCTGCATAATACGATCAAAGTCATAAGGTGCAGGTTCAAAAGTTGCTCTTGTATTGTAATAATATGTAGTACCCTGAAAACCAAGTGCTAACGCAGCAACTTTCATTACCTTGCTTATGGATTTAATCTCCTCAGAATCAAGAGCCTTAGCTACAACATTGTTAGAGGATTGATTTATTTGCCTGAACGGCAAAAAGTCTAATACGGCCATTTTTTCTCCAAATTAAAAAGTCTAACAAAATAGTACTTAATTTAGCCAGTTTTTATAACTAGTTGTTTTGCTGTAAGTTGCCCTTTTCAAAGGCGTTCTTAATAACTAAGTCTTTTACTGACTCCAGCCAAAATACTGTTTCTGCTTCATTAAAATCACTTCTATATTGAAGATTAGCGTCTGAAATTTTAATTTCAATTACAAATTCTTTAGCTTCTACTGGAACAGTTGCTTTAGTTTCTTCTATTGTTTCTTCTGACATTTTATTTACCTCATTCAAAATTATCTAATTGTTTTTTATCTTCTTGCTTTTTATTTTGTTTTGTAGCTCTAACGACTTCCATCATTTTTTCCATTTCACCTTTTAATTGTTTAATTGTAGCTTCTTTTATAACAACTTCTGTTATAAGTGAAGCTAATCTTTCATTAAAGGTTTGAACTAAAATATTTACATCTAAATCATTCATATTTTTACTCTTTTCTATTTATACATTATAGCATCTGATTTACTTTATCATCAACAAATTGCCATATTTTTTTTTGCTCATTCCAGGAATATAAATAATATTTTTTATTTTTTATCCATTTTTTAGATATTTTATCCCAAACAAATTTAGTTTCTGGTTGAATTGGATGAGGTATTGGTGCTTGCCACTTATTTTCGATAGAATTCCATATCCATGAATCATATGGTTTATTCCTTGGATCGGTGTATATATTATTCTTTACATTTTTCTTTTGGTAAATATTTATCTTTCCACTTACATTCTTCCTACAGCGATATATCCAAGACGTACTTTCGATAGCTTCTTTAACTTCTTTGTAAGATAGTTCTTGTATTTGTGTTGCTTTTTTATAATTTTCACTTAAAAGATTTAATGGAGTATTTTGATTAATATACGCAAAAAAATATATATAGTTTGTCTGTTTATCTGTTTCGGAAAAAAATGGAGATATATCCATAACTTCTAATAACAGTTGTTCCCAATTTTCAAGAACATAATCATATAATGGTTTTGATAATATTTTTATATATCTCATATTTTACTCTAAAACATTGTGACTATAAGAAATTTGAACTTCATATATCGTTGCATAATAACCATAAGCTGTTGCAATTCTTGGAACTGATAAGGCCACATTAAAATAACTTTGCCCTAGGTAAGCGTCGTATAAGGGGGTAATTTGACTTGGTATTGAAAAATCTTTTGTCTCGTCAGCGGTGAATGCTAGTGAACCCAAACTTGTTCCATTTATTGATGCAGTAATTGTTCTAGCCTGACCTCCATTTTTAATTCTTAAATGATTTGATCCACTAATCATTCTTGAATTTGTGTAGGTACTTTTTGGCTGAAATAAAACATTTAAAGTTTCTGATCCAGCGCCTTTTGGGGTATAAGTTTTATAATATCTAGTTAATGTACCATTAACTAGTCTTGCATTTGGAAATGCAGTTCCAGAATCTGAGAACGCAATATTTGTAATATTTCCATCAGAGTTTGTTGTAACAGAAAAAGGTGCTTGTTTTGTTTTATTTGTACTAAATGAACCAATCTGCGCGTATGCATTAAGGAAAATAGTTGGATTAGCTTCGTTTCCTGTTAGAACTGCGGTACTTAAAAAAAATGTTTTTCTATAAAAAATAACACCTGGTTCTGGAGAATATGTATCAACTCCACCTATAGTCCTAGATCCATCTATATTTAAACCGCTAAAACCGCTTAATGTAACTGTAGTACCAGCTCCAAATGGAACATCTGATAGAAAGTACAAAGTTACAGCTCTTCCAAAACTTGTATTTCTAGTCCAAACTCTTACTGAAGTATATCTTACATTCGTAACTCCACTTAGCTGTGCTTC